CGTGTCGAGCCCGGCGTCTACGATGAGACCACTGGCACAATCTCGGTGACCGAGACTACGATCCCATCTGCCGGCGCTGTTGTGAAATCGTCCCAGGTTGAGCGGGACGGGAACCAGCAAGCGCACGAGCTGATTGCCTGGATCGACCACGCGACCGTGCCATGGCCCGTCACCACGAAGGACCGCCTCCAATATCTCGGGCGTACATGGAAAATTGTTGGCATTGACCCGACATACGGCAGCGGTGCCGGTGAGCCGACTGGTGTTACCTACCTTGCGACGCTGAGCGGCCTTGTTATCACGACCCTTGGCGGCACACCGCTTGTCGTGCAAGGTTTTACCGGCGCGGCCTCGACCTTTAATATGTACGCCAGCAAGGTCATTGCGAGGGCAGAATAATGGCACGCCGACCACCCGCCAGGGGCTTTAAGAACGATCTTCGCAATATGGCGCCCGATATTCGCAAGGCCGCCGCTGAAGCGCTGCGCGGAGCGACGCGCCAGATTATCTCGGACCTGCAAGAGCTAGGGCCCGACTACAGCGGCGACTTCAAGAGGCGCTGGTACTCGCAAGTCGAAGGCAGAAGCAATAAGGTTTTTGCCAGCGTCGGCGTCCCGCGCTTTACTGATCAACAGCTTAAGCGCGGCGGCGCCCCTACCATCCTGATTGGCAACACCTCGCCTTATGCACAAGAGGCGATGGACCTGATCCCTGGTAGGTTCATATCCCAAGAAGACGATCCAAACAAGGCGCCGGTCAGCATGGGCAAGAGGACCGGCAGAAAGCGCGGCCAGGTCCGGGACCTGCCATCGGATGACATAGCCGAAATCTATCGATCTGGCAAGAAACCCGCGATTTCCACTGCTGAGCCCGACTGGTACTCGACCTACATGGAAGGCGGCGGTTTTGACAAAGCGTTCAAGCAAGGCGCTAAAACTGGTTTTATCCGCCCAGTCATCTAATGAGCTTCAACCTACAGCCAGTTCGCGGCATCTACGAGGGCATTGTCATTGACGCCATGGCCCCGGTGCCGGTGTTTGTCGACAATCAAGCGGCGGTGGACTTTAGCGCCCTCGACGAATACTGCCAGGTAAGGATTAACTTTGGCGAGGTGCAGGAGCCTGTTATTGGCTATCGCGCTCAATGGCACATCAGAGGTTCACTTATTTGCGAGATATACACGCGCAAAAACATCGGCCCCGGTCGTGGGATGCAGATTGCTGCGCCCGCGATGGAGGCCCTGACCGCATTGAACTATCAGAGGCCCACTCTGACTCAGCCGATCATTGCCCGCGTCGGCGCAATCACCGGCCCGATCCAGGACCAGCTCACGCCGCGTCCGCACCATTTCACCCGGGTTTCCGTGCCGATCCGGGCCCGCTGCCGGCCCTGATAGCGCCCTGGGCCGGCGTGCCCTAGAGTGAGCCTCGATGCTCTACTCGGCCGCGAGCCGATCCCCCGATGCCCGTCGCAACCTGCGGACAGTCCTACGTCCTGACCGGCCAGGACGGCCTGATCTCGATGACTCCGCCGGGCACCACCGCCTGCCTGCTCGACTGGACGGACTTCCCCGCCGGCACCTCGATCAATGTTCCGGCGAACTCCGACTTCCGGGCCGATGATCCCGTGATCTTCACGGAAGTCGGTACCGCCAATCTGGTCTCTGCGCTCACTCCTGGGACCACCTATTACATCGCGCAGCGTCTCACCGCCACCACTGTATCGGTTTCCGCTACCAAAGGTGGTACGCCTATCACGATCACCGCAAATGGCGGCAGCGGCACCGCCGACACGCCCGGCGCTGGCAACCACATCAAGATGGCCTTTGCGAGCAGCGTGGCCCTGTGTGAGGTGCCCTCTGTGACCCTGGAGATCACCCGTGGGCAGATCGATACCACCTCGATCCCGTGCAAGCCCTCCGGGTCTTCTGGCGGCCCCAAGCTGGCGCGGTTCAGGCGTCGGCAGGCCGGCTTTGCGGACGGCAGCGGCACCCTCACCCTGCGCCTCACCGAAGACGCCCAGGCGTTCAACGCTCGCCTGATCCAGGGCTCCCTGTTCAACGATCAGTCCGGGGCAGTGCTGGCTGCCTACTTCAACGCTGTGGCCGGTCTTTCTGGCGCTGTGGACAACTCGAAGTCCATCCGCGCCGAGTTTCCCGTCACCCTGGAAGGTTTCAGCACCGGCCTCAGCCAGGAGGATACTCCAACCGAGGTGCCCATCAGCTTCTCGATCTCCGACACTCCGATCCACCTGTTCGGCCTGGACTTCACTTGATCCAGTCGGCGATTGCGCAGCGGGGCTTCAGCCCCGCTTTTTTATGCGCCGCCACATGCTATGATTTGCGTGTTCACCACACCCTCTCATGGCTTCCAAGAACGTCAAGGAACTGCTAAAGCGCACTCGCCAGCGCCGCATGGCCGAAATCACGCTAAGCACCGGCGACACGATCGAAATGTACTTCACGCCGCTCACCGAGGCCGAGGACGACAAGATCCGTGAGGCCGTCCGAGACGACAACCGCAACAACGCTTATGGCCTCAAGGTGCTCATCCAGAAGGCCGAGCACGCTGATGGCAGCAAAATGTTCGCTCCCACTGATGCAGGCGAACTTCGCAACGAATGCGCGAAGGCTGACATCACGAAGATGATGGAAGCCCTCATTCTTAATGGGGGCGAGCTGGCAGGCGAGGATCCCAAAAGCAATCAAGGAGGCGATAAGGTCTGACCCCGCTTTGATGACCCGGTTGTTGTTGTGCAAGGAGCTTGGGATGACTCCCTCCCAGCTCCGGCGCAATGCAACCAGAGACGACATCATCATGCTCGCGGCGTACTTCGACATCCTGTCGGACGAAATGCCCAAGCCCGAGGCCCCCTCTGCCCGCCGCCCCAGGAGGCGCTAAGGTGGGGCCCTGGCTCCGGGGTGAGGCGTGGCTGACTACGAAGGCAGGGTACGGATAACAGCCGACACGGCCCCGGCCGAAAGAAGTGTTGAAGCGTTCCGCAAGAGGCTTGATAAGCCGGTAGATATTGCAATCAAAACTTCTGGCTTCTTGCAGGCCAGGCAGAGTCTAATGACTCTGCAAAAAAACATAGGAGACCTAAACAAGACCCCTCTCAATATACTCACAGGTGAAGGGGCGGGCTCGTCCTCCGCAAAGGACAAGTTTCGCCAGTTAAGCCAGGGCGCCAAAGACTTCTTTAACGCGGTTGCTTCTGGCAGCAAGTCACTCGCCTCGACAACAGCCGGCCTACGCCAACAAGCGGCGGCGTTCCGCGACCTCGCGGACAACATTAACTTTGCGGACAAAAGCCAAAAGCGATACTTCCGCGATTTCACTCAAGGCGCCGAAATGGCGCGGACAAGGGCTGGGCGGGCGACTGTTGAACAGCTCAGTGCCCTCAAGGACCTGTATCAGGGAGGCGTGGGCGGATTTAAGCAGGACATCAACCCAGGGAGCGGTGGACTTTTTCAGCTCCTGAATCTTGGCAGAGACTTGCCACGGACGAAGGCGGCACTGTCCGAGTACAGGTCTGAACTTGAGAGGGTCTACGACCTTGTGGAGACCCGCAGTCTTTCGGGCGGAATTATTGCGACTGAACTAAAAAATGTTGAAAAAGAACTGCTAAAGATTGAACTGGACCGAGCAGAGGCGATAGATCAAATTAACAATGTCAAGAAAGCAGGATACGCGCTAACTGCAAGACAGCTATCGCTTGAGGAAGAAAATCTTGCCGCCATTGAGCGACGAACCGCTGCAATGCGCGAAGCGCAGGCAGTTGTTAACGATGCGTATAGGAAGGACAGGTCCCTCTCAAGGGATTTCGGCGTCAGCCCATCCCTTGCGCTTCGCCCTGCCGGCATGACGGACGAACAGGTTGCACGGCAAAACCTGATCTCGGATCGCACCAGGGCGGCAGCAGAGGCTTCGGTCTTCAATGCTTTTAGCAAGCAGGCGACGGAGATCGAAAAAGGGTCGGCGACCCTCAATTCAATCAATCGCAATCGCAGAAAGATTGAGGCAGAGACATTGCGCGAGGCGCAAGAGTCTGCCAAAAGCGCAAACCAGGCCAGCGCCAGGGGTCGCGCCGCCGAGTTCCGCCGCACTGGCGGGCTGTCGTTTGACGAGCGCCTGGCACGGGTGAGGCCCGACCTGGTACCGGGCTACAAGAAACCGCCGAGCCTGATGCAGGGCAGCCTGCGCCAGGCGGTCGGCGAGGGCCTCATCGGTGGCGCGTTCCCGCTGCTGTTCGGACAGGGCCTGGGCGCCTCTGCCGGCGGTCTCGCGGGCGGCTTTGGCGGCGGCCTGATGGGCGGC